AATAATGATCAGAGGGTTCATTAGAAGAGTAAGGTGCACCCCCGCAGCACCAGTTCTTAAGTTTCTACATATGATCAATAACTATCAGCCCCTGTTATTATCATGAACCCTCTGATGATTGTTTAGGAATAAGAAAGGGGGCTTTAATATGGCAATGAAAAAGTTTGCGAATATTACTTCGCGAGATAATATCCGTCATAAGCAATATATGGCGCTTATGAAGACGATTCCAAAGTACTTCGAAGATGAAGTACTCTCACAAAAAGACATAGGCAAGCTAATACAATTGACTCCGCAAGCTTGGAATAATCGCTTAAGAGGTCAGCGCCTCACTATGACCATAGAAGAGCTTCAGGAGCTGGCACGTAAGCTGGGAATGCTTCCGGAAGATATCGCTTATATTGTCATGGGAGAAAAGGAGAAGTGATGGAGCTAATTGATGAATTATTACTAAGCATATCAGATTATGTTACTGACCAGATGGCTGTTAGCAATGCCCTGTATATTGCGTTGCAACACTATGATGTAACAAAAAAGAATACTGAGATTGCTGAATACAAAGCTGAAGATAATGAATATTATGTACGCAAGTTCCTGATAGCGAAGAAAACGAAGGGATGTACAGACAGAACACTTAAATATTATGCAACTGAACTTGATAGAATCCTGCCTCGCATTAATAAGCATGTAAAAGAAATTGTTGCTGACGATATACGCTTATACATTGCATTGCGAATCAGAGACGGTGTATCGAATACGACGATAGGCAATGAAAAAAGAGTATTATCGAGCCTGTTCGCATATCTACATGGAGAAGATATTATTAGCCGAAATCCCATGATTGCTATAGACACTATGAAGCAAAAGAAAACACAAAAAGAAGCTTTTAAGGATGATGAAGTGGTAGCAATGAGAAATCATCTTACAACCAACCGGGAAAAAGCTATATTTGAAATACTACTTAGTACCGGTTGCCGTGTCAGCGAGCTGGTTAATATTAAGATTGATGAAATACAAGATGATTACAGTATTCTGGTTCACGGAAAAGGAGATAAAGATAGATATGTATATATGAATGCCAACGCTAAGTACGCTTATGAGCAGTACATGAGTGAAAGAAAGGATTGTAGCATTTATCTTTTCCCTAAAATGATTTCAATAACGCAAATAGACAAAAGGATACCTAAGAGTCGTGCAGCAAGCTGGTATACAGACCCAAGCAATGTAGAAGTAGACAAACATTGTGACAAGGGCACAGTAGAAGCCATCATAAGGAAAATTGGCAAAAAAGTTAACGTAAAAGCACATCCTCATAAGTTTAGGCGTACCTGTGCCACCAATGCACTACAAAATGGTATGCCAATAGAAATGGTATCAAGAATGCTGGGGCATGCAAATCTATCAACAACCCAGATATACCTAGATCTGAATGATGAACAAATGAAATTAATGCATCAGCGATACGTTCGCTAATAGGAGAAGCTAGATGAATTATAAGCAAGAGATAGTTAACTCTATACAAAAAATATCCGGCAAATACTCACCTTATCAGATTTTTAGAGACTGGTGCGAAATGTTGGCTATAGCAATACAAAATAGTTGTTGCTTGTTCCACGATGACTTATGGAAACAGAGAGAGGATTTATATACAAGTATTTTTTCGAAATATGAAGATTCTGAAAAAGAAAAAATATTTAGCATGACCGCCATACTGCCCCTAGCATACGAAGAGAACATGACGGATTTACTTGGAGAGATATACATGGAGTCTGGTTGTGGCAATTCATCAACAGGACAATTTTTTACACCTTTTCATTTGTCAGAGATGGTCGCCAGGGTCAATCAAGATGAGTATCTCAAGAAGAAGGTTGAGATGTTTGAGCCTTCTGTGGGCGGTGGAGGAATGGTCATTGCAGTAGCAAAAGTAATGAAAGATAGCGGTATTAATTATCAGAGAAACCTTAAAGTAGTTGCACAAGATATAGATTGGTTGTCGGTTTATATGAGCTATATACAGTTTAGTTTGCTTGGTATAAATGCCATTGTTGTACAAGGGGATTCCCTGTCGCAACCATTTATTCCAGGAAACTACGAGAAAAGAAGAATATTAAAAACTCCAAATGCAATGGGAACATTGATGTAGGAAAGGAGAAATCGGGATAACAATGAAGAAGTATGGAAAATATACAAAGAAAGAAGAGATAGCTAATAGACTTCGGATATATAAGAAACCTGTTATATACACAGTCATTATCATGCTGGTCATTCTATCAGTTGCAACTATCTTTCTTATGATTGATAAGCAAAAAAAAGAACAAAAGGAGATTGAAGAAAGGCAAGCAGCAGTGCGACTTGTGCTTATGGAGGCTTTGGCCAAAGAGGTTGAAGCCGAGCAGCAATACATAGAAGAAGTTAATCACCCGACTTATGTTCATTATGAATATAAACCCAAGTCTGATGAGCATTATGAAGAGTTAGATCTATTTGCCAGGGTGCTTCATTGTGAGAATTCCAATGAAGTAGATGGCGAGATGGCTTGCTGGAAGACCGGAAGTGTCATTGTTAATAGAGTATGGAGCAGCAAATATCCTAACACCGTAACGGATGTGGTCTATGATCCTGGGCAATATGACTGTATAGAATTTCTGTATCGAGAGGAGCCAACGGATATTGAATATGAAGTGGCAGCTGCTCTCATGGAACTTATGGAAGAGGGTCCTGGAAGCATTAACAAGATTATTCCGGAGAACGTGCTCTATGCAGCAGAGTTTCGGCAAGGATCCGGATTTTATGATCAAGAAGGGAGGACTATATACTGCTATGAGTGAATTTCTACATTGCAGTGCGCCCATCGATAAGAGGAGTGAAGCTGTATATCAATTTGGGAGCATATTGAATAAATTTGCGGAATTGAACATTAAAGGAATTAATATTAACAAGGTTGATAGCACTGAGAGAGATACAGCCGTGATTACATACGAGAATGGATTCCAGAAGAAAGTTAACATCGCCGGCGATAGTGTCCTGCAGGCTATCAAAGATATTATTGAACATATATAGAGGAGAGTAATTATGAATAAAGAAAAGCAATGGTTTGACTTCGTGTTGGTCAAGCAAGGCATGGGAGATTTTCTTTATAGAGCTCCTGCATTCTCGAAACTAAAGATAGGAGATAACGTGCTGCTTGACACCGTGTTTGGCGAAGAATACGGAACGGTGCAGTCGGTAGTGACTTTGTGCGACACAGATGAAAAGACTATTGACTTCATTATGAAGGCTACAAGGTCAAGAAATAATGTAAGAAAGGTATTAGCGAAGGTCAACCTAGATTACTTCGAATACATGGGCGAACAAGATGACAGGTAACAAAAGACAGATTATAGAATGGCTTCAGAACCAAAGCGCTAAGCTATTCGATATACGAGTACACCACAATAAAAGGAGCCGAAATGCAAATTCATACGCATGGGTTCTTATAACAAAGATAGCTGATGCCATGAGCCTTTCTAAGCAAGAAGTCTACGAGCAGATGCTTGAAGATTATGGCCAGTCCGAGATTGTTATCACCGCTCAAGGGGTCAAGTTAAAAAAACTGCATGAGTATTACAAGCTTATGCACGAAGGCAATTTGAATGGCCAAAAGGCATGCTGGTGGAAGATACTGTTTGGTTCTTCTACTTATGACAGCAAAGAAATGGCAGTCTTTATTGATGGAATTGTTCAGGAGGCAAAGCAACTCGACATTGAGACACTTCCACCTGATGAGATAGGACAGATGAAGAAGCTGTGGGATAGCCAAGATGAAGTCAATAGTAAGCAATAAGAGGGAGTGTTACTTCTGCCACAATACATATAACCTGCATAGACATCATATATTCTACGGCACCGGCAATAGAACCATTTCCGAGAAATATGGATGTTGGGTGTATCTGTGCGAAGCACATCACAATATGTCTGACTTCGGAGTGCATTTCAACAAGGAATTAGATACGGAGCTAAAACAGTTAACGCAAGAGCTCTGGGAAGAGAAGAACGGAAGCAGGCAGCAGTTTATCAATACATTTGGCAGGAGCTACCTCTGAATATATACCACGATTCTTGGTACCGCCTTGTTTTTAGGTGGTACAGGAAGGAGGTTATATTGATTAACTTAAATGGGATTTCCCGGGACACGGATATATTGTATGGCAAGCGACCTACTCCGACATATTCTGTCCCGGATAAGGAATCCAAAGGATTCCAGGATATATTAGATAGGGCAATTGAAGAAGGGAGAGCTTATGAAAAAAGAAAAAAAGGAAATAGACATCCGGACATATATCAGATATGGCAAAGACAATGCCAAAAGCCGAAAGAGCTTAGAAGTTGAGTCGGGATTAACTGATCGGAAGGTAAGAGACCTTATTCATAAAGCTAATCTTGATAATAGTAAGCCACCGATCATCAATCTTGGTGACGGATACTTCATAGCTACTCCTGATGACTTAACTGAGGTAAGTATCTATTGCAAGAAAGAACTATCGAGAGCCAGGGAAATAGAACATAAGGTTAGAAAGTGCTTAAGCTGGCTGGATAGGTCAGATGTTAATCAATACAGAATGGAGATATAAGATGGCAGAAGTTAAATGGATAAAAATAGCAACAGACATCTTCGATGATGAAAAGATGCTGATGATTGAATCTCTGCCTGAAGCAGATTCGATAATTGTTATATGGTTCAAACTGCTGGCTCTTGCAGGTAAATCTAATAACAGTGGTGTCTTCATGTTCAAAGACAATTTCCCTTATACAGATGAGATGTTAGCGACCATCTTTAGACGCAAGGAGTCTACAGTCAGGCTTGCGTTAGAAACTTTCCAAAGGTTTGGTATGGTGGAAATTATTGATGACGTGATCACTATACCCAACTGGGGGAAGCATCAAGACCTTGATCAGCTTGAAAGCAGAAAAGCGTATATGCGCGAGTACATGCACGAATATCGTGAAAAACAGAAGCAACTAGCCTGTAAAACTAACGATGATGTTAACAGTAAAGTTAACAGTAAAGTTAACGTTAACTCCCTAGAAAGAGAAGAAGATAAGAATAAGAATGAGAATATAACATATCAACAGATAGTTGATATGTATAATGACACCTGCGTGTCATTGCCCAAAGTGACAACACTATCCGATAAGCGCAAAAAAGCAATCAAGGCAAGACTCAGACAATATAGCGTTGATGATTTCAGGCGATTATTCGAAAAGGCAGAAGCATCCAACTTCCTTAAGGGTGGTAACGATAGAGACTGGACCGCTAACTTCGATTGGTTAATCAAAGACGCTAACATGGCCAAGACTCTCGACGGCAATTATGACAATAAGGGAAAGCAGGTCAAGAATAAAGGTAAGCCTAACAAATTCAATAACTTTGAATCCAGAGACTATGATTTTGATGAACTGGAGAGAAAATTAACTAAGGGGGGATAGCAATGAGAGACAAGATACTTAAACAATTTGATGAGCTGAAGCAAATAGTGCCTTGCGGCAATCTCAACGAGATGCCTAATCCTACTCAGGAAGAGCTGAACGCTATGAAAGTAGGGTGGGACCAGGCGTTAGATATGTGTGGGGAGATAATAATCCATTTTATGCCGGAGGAATCTGATGAGGGATAGACATATCTACACAATTGAAAGAAGTATCTGGGTTAATGAGACAAGTGACGAATTGATGCTGTATATATTCGACAAGGGCAGCAGGTTCCTTATGGCAGACATAAGTCATGAATTACTAGGAATATTCGTCAAAGTGTTCGGCAAGGTAGACACGATCAAGAGAAAGGACGGTGTGTGATGAACGATAAATTGGTAATGATTGATATATCTGAGATATATCCAAACAAAGACAATCCCAGAAAAGACATAGGGGATATTAAAGAACTGACTAAGTCTATTAAGAAAAATGGACTAATGCAGAATCTTACAGTGGTACCGGGACACTGGGAGAATGAATTAGCGTACACTAATGGATACACGCTGTTAATTGGCCACAGAAGATATGCAGCTGCAAAGGCAGCAGGACTTACTGAAGTGCCATGCAGAATAATATCCGGGATGGATAAGAAAGAGCAAGTATCCACAATGCTCGAAGAAAATATGCAGCGTGCAGACCTTACCGCATTTGAACAGGCGGAAGGCTTCCAGATGGTTATGGACCTTGGATATACAGAAAAGGACTTAGTCACAAAGACAGGATTTTCTGAGACAACAATCAAGCGTAGGCTCAATATTGCTAAGCTTGACAAGGAACTCTTAAAGGAGAAAAACGAGGATGAAGCATTCCAGCTCTCCCTAACAGATCTATACAAGCTTGAACAGATCAAGAGCATTGATAAGAGAAACGAGGTTTTATCTAAAGCTAAGACAGCTAATGATATTGACTGGCTTGTAAGAAGTACAGTTGATGAAGAGAAGAGGGAAAACAGATATGAAGCTTTTAAAGTAGTATTAAAGGAGGCAGGAATCGAAGAAGCTCCAGAGGACATACAAAGGAACTACTGGGGCAAGTACGATTACGTGACTTTTTACCTTAACGAGGAACACACCAAGGATGAAGTACTCGCCAAGGTTACTGACGATAGCATGTATTTCCGTTCATACAACCATGTATATATTATTAAGCCTAAAGAGAAAACTGAAGATGAAGATATAGATGCTATGATTGACGAGGACGAGGATTATGAGAGAATTACGGCTAACTTTGGGCTTATGAAGCAGATAGTAGAATCATGTCTAACAAGGCTAAGACGGCTGGTAGAAGAGATTATCGACGGACATATAAACGATGTAAAGCCGGATAAAGAATTGTATGAGAAGATATTAGGATTGTCGATTTATTTCCCATTAGAGATATCTGAACAAAGAATGATAACTTATTTTGCTGATAATTATTATTACAACATAGAAGAAGAACAAAGAGAAAATTTTAGGCAGAAAATAAGAACAATGCCTATACATCATAGGATTTTGTTTCCATTAGCGTCTAAAGCAGACATTTTTTACGATATTGCGGATTATAACAACCACTACGATGATAAATGTGCAACAAAACTAAAAGGCATCTTCGATATATTCAGCCTCTGGGGATGGCAGCTGACTGAAGAGGAAGAGAAGCTCTTAGACGGCACAAGTGAACTATTCGAAAAGGATGAAGAGAAAAATGAAGAAGAAAAATGAAGAGAAAGAGCAATATTCGCGGCAGTAAAAGCGAAGATGCTCACAATGTAATGGTAATACCGCCCCTGCAATTAATTATTTGTTATCTTAAAATCTCCTTCGAAAATAACTTATATACTGCAGATACTGTAGCAGGGGCGTGTTACATATACAGGAGGGATAATATGGGAGAACATAAAATAGATGTTGAGAAGTTGGAAGATGAAATCAAATATCTTCACGGTGCAGTCGCTATGTTGGAACGTAATCTTGATTTTCTCGGAACGGAACTACTCAAAACAAAGGAAAAAGCGTTTTGGGCCCTTTTATTCGGTTCATTGTCGATGATGACAATAGTTTCAACAACAATAGGCAGTCTTATGGCAGTATTATTTGAGTAGAAGGGAGTTATTGCGGATGAGGAAAGAAGAGATTGATATTATAAGGAGACGGTAGATGAAACATAAATACAAGATAACTGATGCAACAAAACAGGAGTTAATAGATTACTTCTTTGGCGTTGAAGGATTAGGTGGTGGCTATCGGATACCGGCAGACAAGGATAGATTTTTTATATGGTTAGCACAAAAAAGAGCGGATGCTTTAATTGATGCATCGAAGACAGCTTCCAAAGCGTCTCAAAAAGCATTGAAAGAATATATCAGTTTCGTGCAGCAGGCAAATGATACAGAAGATTTAGGCGAAAAGCTGGCACTATTAGAAAAAGCTAATAACGCATACAAGAGATACGAGGAATATAACAGGCAATACGACCTAATAGAAAAGAAACTTGACAAAGCGTTAGAGTTATAGATGCAGCAGTACATTGACAACTGAATAATGGCTAGTGAAAAAACTTTAAAATTCTTGTTGACATACGTATAAATACGTATTATAATATATATAACAAAACAAGAAAGGAGATAAGCTTTTGAAAGTATCTGAATTAACAAAACAACTTAAAAAGGCAGGATGTTATTTATTGCAACACGGTAAGGAACATGATGAATGGTATAGTCCTTTAACAGATAAGAAATTCAGAGTTCCAAGACACCAGAGCAAAGAGATGGCAAATGGTACAGTTAATAGGATATTAAAGGATGCAGGGCTTAAATAAGCCCTGACATCTGCAAAGGCTTTATGATACAAAGGAGGTAGACAGATGGCTAAATATTTATATCCAGCAATATTTACAGAAGAGGAAAACGGATTGTATGATGTGTATTTTCCTGATATTCCGGATTGTTATACTTCAGGTGATTCATTAATGGATGCTCTGTATATGGCAGAAGACGTTCTAGCTTTAACCCTTTACTCTTACGAGAGAGATAAAAGGGATATACCAGAACCGTCTGATCAAAAGAATATTAAGACTTCTGGAGAGTCATTTGTTAATATTATTTCCTGTGATACATTAGAATATCAAAAGAGAAACAATGATAAGGCAGTAAAAAAGACATTAACCATTCCAGAGTGGTTGAATGAATTGGCAATTAAAGCTGATATCAATTTTTCTCAAGTCCTACAAGAAGCACTAAAAGCAAAGATGAATATTTCATAAAAATATAATACTTCTTACGCACATTCCACTAGCCATTATTTGGTTAGTGGATTTTTTAAATTTGGAGGGAATATGACAAGAGAAGAAAAAACCAATTTGTTAAAAGAGCTTTTGAATTACGAAGAAAATAATGATATTGGAAATCTAACAAGAGCAGAAAGGCGAGAGTTTCAACAATGGGTTGAAGAGCTAGAGCAAGAACCTGTTCTTGACAAGGTTAAACAGGCTAGAGAGGAAATAGAAAACGAGATTAAGTTTTGGAATGAAAAAACTACAGACCCTAATCCTTATACAGCCGAAATAAGAAAAGCAAAAGCAAATTCATATAAACATTGCTTAGAACTTCTAAATGAGTTGACAGAAAGTGAGGATAAGATATGACAGATAAAGAAAAAATTAGCGAATTAAAGAATATAGTCGAAGTCCTATGTGATAATATATCTGACCAACCAGCAGGTTGTGATGCTTGTTGGTTGTGGGAGGACGGTGTTTGCGAAAAAGAAGCCTTATACACAAAGCTGAAGGCAGAAAGTGAGGATGATAAATGAAAACAGTAAAAGGCTATAAGGCATTTAATAAAGACTTAACCTGCCGAGATATGAGGTATGAAATCGGCAAAACATATGAGATGGAAGGTAAACCAATACCATGTGAAAGAGGTTATCACTTTTGTAAGTCATTAGTAGACTGTTACAACTATTACAGTATGAGCGAGGACACTCGTATCTGCGAGGTAAAAGCTATCGGTGATGTCGCAACAGATGATGATGTGAAATTCTGTACCAACAAGATTGCAATTGTGAAAGAGGTAAAGAATCCAAGAGAAAAGAGCAATCTGTCAGAATCTAGTATTGGTTACTGTAATAGCGGTAACTGTAATAGCGGTAACTGGAATAGCGGTGACTGTAATAGCGGTAACTGGAATAGCGGTAACAGGAATAGCGGTGACTGTAATAGCGGTAACAGGAATAGCGGTGACTGTAATAGCGGTAACTGGAATAGCGGTAACAGTAATAGCGGTGACTGGAATAGCGGTAACTGGAATAGCGGCGTATTCTGTACTTCCAAGAATCCAACAATCAAACTCTTCGACAAAGAATCAGATTGGACTATGGATGATTGGATTAAATCGTACGCAAGAGACATCATGTTATGTTGCCCTTATACCCATTCAAGCTTCGTCTATGCCCTCTATATGACGGACGAAGAAAAAGAAAAGCACCCCGAACACAAGACCATCGGTGGTTATATCAAGACTTTCGTAGTAACCACAGAAGATAAGCAGAAATGGTGGGATGAACTGTTAGAAGAAGAAAAAAAGGCTATTATAATGCTACCAAACTTTGACGCTGACAAATTCAGAGAGTGTACAGGGATTGAGGTAAAGAATGATTAGATATTGGGAAGAAAACGCAGAAAGCGAGGGACAAAATGATAGAAGGGAGCAAAGAAAAAATGATGAACTTGGAACTAGAAGAAATCAGAATAGAGAGAGAATCGGCTCAAAAGATGCTTGATAATCTTAATGAAAGAGAGCAAGAGATATACAGCAATATGAGGTCTTGGGACATAATTGTAGCTGACGAAGTGCTTATGAAAGACGATATAACAGAATCAGAGGTCAACTATATCCTAGGTCAGTCTCAAGGGTATATTGACGGATATAAGTCAGCAATGAATAGTATTATCAGTTCGTTAGCCTGCGAATACAGAGATATTCCAATGACAGAATCCGAATTATATGCAATAGCCGAACTTGGCAAGATGGAAGAGAGGGCGTTGCTTAAAGACTACAAGCAGAAGAAACTTATCAAAAAATCAGGGTGGAAGTTTGATTTTGGCAATAGATGTCCTGTTTGGAAAAAAGAGAGCAAAGATGAATAAAAAAATGGAAAATTATTATTGGGTTCGCATTTATGATTTCAAGCTTTCAGACAATGAGAAAGATAAGGGATACAGCTACCTAGATGGAACAAAGGGAGTATTACTCGACGAATACTATGTTAGCGGTGAAGAACTCACTAGAGATAAAGCAAAGGAAATTGTAAAAAAACGGAGTAATGTAAATAGATTTGCTAAGCCTAGAAAGAGTGATGGACTTTATGCAATTCTGATGGATTCAAGTAAGAGTTATGCAGACTATCATTGCACAAAGGTTCATACAAAATGCCTTTGTTGTGGAAAAGATATACAAGGAAGATATTACGGATTTCCAAAAGAAACATTGGATGGCAAAGAATACTTTTTTTGCGATTGGAAGTGTAAGGAAAAATTTCAAGCAGATGTTGGGATGATTGAAGGCGAGTGGCAATCACGAGAAGGTTTCAATAGTACAAAAAATATCGGTTACATCTACCACATTTACAACCGCAAAATGGATAAACACTATGTTGGTCAATCGTTGTATATGCCGTTCTTCAGATGGCAGGAACACGTTAAGAGTAAGCTGAAAGGCGATATATGCGACTTGATGTTTGAAGTCATTACGGAAGTTCCTTATGACCACAGGAAGAGTGACGTGGATAACAAGAAGATTTTGAATGACCTTGAGGCATGGTGGATTCAAAAATTTATCAATGAATTTGGTGAAGATAATGTAATGAACATCACTAAGCCTACATTGAAAATATCCGATTTTATCCAGAAGTGGGAACGATTGGTAGATGGTGAGGTCGATATGTTCACATACGAGGATTTGGTTAGAACAGAAAGCGAGGGATAAAAATGTATAAACCATTAAATATGTTTTCAAAGCAAACAGATGAACTTAAACAGTTGATAAGTGATCATCCTGACTATCCTATTGTTGTACTGTGCAGTTACGAAGTGTGCTGTGATGATTGTAGTTATCATTGGCGGTATGCTCCAGACTTGCGTTTTAGTATAGGAGAAATCCTTGATTGTGAGCAGGATGTCGATGATGAAATAGTTTATACTGACCGTGACGAGTTTGAAGAGGACTTAGCAAATATATTAGCCGATAGCGGTGATTACGACGAATCCACGGATGAAGAGTTTGATACTATTGTTAAGGCTGAATTAGCGAAGTATGAGCCTTATTGGAAAAAGGTTATTCAGATAATGGCAGATGTTTAAGGCAGAAAACGAGGTAAAGTAATGGAAAGATTATTAAATAATGTTATTAAGGGATTAGAAGAAAAGAGTGATTTTAAAGGCAGATGGTGTGAACATTACACAGATAAATGTAAAGAATATTTAAAATCCTATGGCGATAACCAAAGTGATTGTGGTCACAATTGCGAATATTGTAAGAAATATAAATGGGCAGTTGATAGAGCAAGACATTATGAAGAAAAATTAGGTATCTCATGGAAAGAAATATTGAAATCATGGGAAGATGACAGAACATATTGGTTTATGAATTATTATCAGGATGCCAACCAACCATTGATTGACAGTGATAATGTATTTGTGTTTGAGACTGTTGATGAACTGAGAGAGAAGTGCGGAAAAGAGTTTATTTGTCCACACTGCAAAGGAATCTCTACAGACCCATATGAGTGCAATAGCGGAAAAAAGATAATGGGAAAAGTCTGTGATTGGAAAGCATACGGATTTTTTCAATTTGATTTGGCTTTCTGTTATGTGAAAGCCGAAAGGAAAGGTACAAAAATATTTATGCCTGTTTCACTCAAAAATGCCAAGGGGGTAAAAGAATGACACACGAAATTAAAATAGACAGAAGCTACGCTGATGCTATTGCTGATGGAAGAAAAAAGTTTGAGGTGAGACTTAACGACAGAGGTTACAACGCCGGAGATAAAGTGAAATTTATAGTATATGATGGAGCCCTTAGGTATCGTGACCATCCACTAAATCAACGCGTCTATAACATTACTTATGTTCATAGTGGACTAGGATTGAAAGAAGGATACGTCGTCTTTACAATCGAACCCGAGGCAGAAAGTGAGGAAGTATGACTAGACCTATTAAAGAAAGTGAGCAATGGAAACTTGACGGAGACTGCCAGAAGTGCAGCAGGCTGAATTATTGTAACAAGCCTTGCACAATATCTAAACGTAGAATAAATGCAGAAATTAAGCAAACTATAGTTAGGGAGATGTTAAGGATTTTAGATAGAAAGTGAGGAACAAAGTATGCGTAAAGTCATTATGTACTGTGATAGATGTAAAAAGGAATTTGAAAAATGGAATCATAAAAAGACTGAAGTGTATGGTATTGCAGAATTTGTATATGATGATAGTGACCCATATCTTGATAAACCACAAGATTTGTGTGAATCGTGCTATATCGAGTTTGAAAAGTGGTGGAATTTCACACCACAGGCAGAAAGTGAGGGAAAGTAAATGAAGTATTCAGTAGAGATTAAAAATGGAATAGCAAAAGAAATATTAGTATTTAAAGGGAAAGAGTATGTGAGAACAACAAAGAAAACAGATTTTGGTTCAAGTTCTGATGATTTGGATTTTTGTGAGCAGTTGGAAAATGAGGGGCTAACTGATGATGTGCTAGATGAAATGTATGATAAATTAGATGGATTTCTTGTAGATAGTTTGCTAACTATAGCAGAAAGTGAGGGAAAATAGTGAAAAATAAGATATTAGTAGCAATCATAATAGGATTAATAGTAATTTGTACAGGATGTGCTAAAGCTGAAGAAACGCCATATCAGAGTGAAACAAGTATGTTTATCAAAGTGGAAGATTCAGGTGTGTTTGGTGTAGTGTACAATAAAGAAACTAAGGTAATGTATGCTATATCGCAAGGCGTATATAATTGTGGCAGCCTCACGCTTTTGGTAAATGCTGATGGAAGTCCAATGATATACAGAGGCGAATAAAATATGCAGGTAGTGATTGATGAGGCAGAAGAATGAAATTAAGCGATTATTGCACTTATAGCAGTGAACACAGGAAGGGAGAAAAAGGATGAAAAAGATTGAAGCACAAAACTACTTAGCATGCAGCGAGTCAGCTCTAAGGACAATGATTAAGAATGGTATCTTAAAGCAAGACGGAAAAGATATACAAGATCAGTCCATATATGAGCTTACAAAAAACGCCAAAGAAATATATACAGTTTCCGGTGCAGCAGAACTTCTGGATGTGTCTAATCAGACAATACTTCAAATGGTTGACCAGGGCAAGTTAGACTACTTCAAAGTTGGATCTGGTAAGGGTAATTCAGGACTAAGAATAATAGACATTAACAAGAAAAGGGAAACAGATTCAAAGAAGCCACTAAGCAAGAAAGCAGAAAAGGCAGAAAAGAAAGATAATAATTCAGCCAGAGTTATTGTACAGAAAATACATATTGATGGGGTTGATATATTAGTGTCAATTCAGGGAGACCAAGAACAAGCATTAACTAAGTTATACAGAAGTTTCCTGAAGGCATGGGTTGAAGGAAGCGACTTGGAAAATAAACTCTTGAAACTAAAAGAACTACTGGGA